CTAGTTTGGCATCGTATAATTCTTCATCGGATTCAAATATAAACTCTGATGCTTTCATAATTATCCGGTAATAAATGTATAACCGTGTCCGCCGGATACTTGTGTAGTAAGCTCAACGGTTAGTCTATCAATATCTGCTTGACCTTCTGATTTCATTGCAGACCCGTTAAGTGCTGTGCCGCCTTGTGGTCCTGCAATACTAGCAAACTTTTCACGAGCTTGTCCTAACATAATTTTACAGTTGGCCAACGTATAATCTTTAATCCACTGTCCTGCATACACGTCATCAATAATAGAAAAATCTGGTTTGATATTGTAGACTAATAACATTACTGATTCTTCGGTTCTTGGACGTTGATGTATGAATAATTTACGACTTTGCGGATTCCAATTGAAGTTGATAAAACTACCAAACATTTTACCTACCAATTCTTGATATTGACTGAATAATTCATAGGTTAACAATCCGCCCATGTTAGTAGAACTTAACAAATAGGTGTTTGTGTAGGCCATGTTAAATGGTTCAAATACTGTACCACCGGAACCACCGCCTGTGCGTGATCCGATACTTCTACGGAAAATTTGACGTACCTGCTGTATTTCTTTAGGTAAAATGTATTCATTAGTATCTGGTAAAAGATTTAAGAATATATAGCTTTCTTCCACAGCATTATCTGAACGTTGACGGAAAACCGCCAATGATCTACTAAGTGCTGTTTCGTAGTGTGTGGGATCTAATTCTACGTCAATCATGCCATCACCTAGCATAGCTTTACAGTAGTCGTAAACCGCTTGTTTTGAAGTATCTAATTGGCTCATATAACTATTTATCTTAGTTTTATCTTAGCGGTAAATATATAACTATGCCGAGACTCAGTTTATACAGGCCCGAAAAGGGCAATGATTACAAGTTTATAGATAAAAATATCTGGGAAATGTTCCAGGTTGGCGGTGTTGATGTGCTTGTTCACAAGTACGTAGGACCGGGTGCTTCTATACAGGGTGACACTCCTACTACTCCTACGTACGATATGTTTGGTGAAACACAGATACAAGATCTATTATTTTTAGAAAATCGCGATCGTAAATATGATCCGGATGTGTACATCCTACGAGGTGTTTACAACATACAGGATATCGATTTCAATCTAAGTCAATTTGGATTATTCTTACAAAATGACACGATTTTTATCAGTTTCCATATTAACGATACTGTAGAAAAACTCGGTAGAAAATTAATATCCGGCGATGTTATCGAATTACCACACCTAAAAGACGATCACGCATTAAATGATTTAAATTTTGCTCTTAAGCGTTTCTATGTTATTGAGGATGTTAATCGTGCCAGTGAAGGATTTTCAGTAACCTGGTATCCACACTTATATCGTGCTAAATGTAAACCACTAGTAGACAGCCAAGAATACAAAGATATCTTAGACGGAATAGCCGATACTGAAAATTATATTGGCACTTACAATGCTGCTGATACATATTTTCCAGGAGATATTGTCACCGGTCCTGATGGTAAAAAATATAAAGTACTTGATAGCGAATTAACCAAAGACGGTATCACCGGAATAAATCCACCAAATACAGCATACTACGAATTAGCAGATACTCTACGAGAGATCATGAGTACCTATGAAAAAGAAATGCAGATCACTCAAGCAGTTCTTGATCAAGCAGAAAGTGATGCTCCTAAGAGCGGATATGATACTAGTAAATTCTTTTCTATACAAAAAGATGAGGATGGATTGGCTGAATTAGTTACTGTTGATACTGATACTGTTGATGCTAGTATACAAACCCAGGCTACCGATATTGATGGAAATCTTCAATATGATGCTAACGGTGACCCAATATATGTTGGCCCTACAGCCAGCACCATGCTACAAACAGCCGAAGAAAAAGGATATACTGGTTATATCACACAAGACGGATTACCTCCAAACGGAGCTCCGTTTACAGCTGGTATAGCGTTCCCAATGGGTCCTACTATAGGACAATTCTGCCTGCGTAAAGATTATCTACCTTACAGATTATTCCGATACAACGGTACACGCTGGGTTAAAGTTGAGGATGTAAAACGCATGACTATGAACAATTTAGGTGCTAGTGATACAGGTGTAGGTGATACATTCGCTGGCAAAGATGTAAGACAAACACAGAAAACTTCATTTATCAATAATGACAATACTGATTGTATCGATCATCGTGTGGTTGAAGAAAAACAAGCCTTGAGCAAGGCATTAAGACCAAAGGCGGATGAGTGATGATTAATATTGTAAACACGGAGGCTTCGGTTTAACACCGACTGAACTAAATCGGATTATTTTTACGATGGGCAATTAAGACGATATGTAACGCAGTTCATGCGCATCTTCATAGGTTTCAAATGGCAAGCCGGTGACGGTGAACAAAAAACTGTTCCTGTGTTGTATGGAAATATGTCAAGACAGGTGGCTAATATTATCAAAGAAAACAGTGAAAATAAATTACCCACTGTGCCTAGAGTAGCCTGTTACATCACTGGTCTTGAAATGGCCACTGATCGATTAGCTGATCCTACTTTTATTAGTAAAGTTAATATACGCGAACGTAGATATACCGATGCCGACAATGATGGACTTGTAGAATATCAAAATACTCAAGGTGGCAATTACACTGTTGAGAGGTTAATGCCCACTCCATTTAAGCTAACCATGAAGGCCGATATATGGACTTCAAACACTGATCAAAAATTACAGTTACTGGAACAGATTTTAGTATTGTTTAATCCTAGCCTTGAAATCCAAACCACAGACAACTATATTGATTGGACCAGTTTAAGTGTGGTGAATCTTGGTGGTATTAATTTTAGCAGTCAGTCTATTCCACAAGGCGCAGATACAGAAATTGATGTGTGTTCGATAGAATTTGATATGCCTATCTATATAACTCCACCTGCTAAAGTCAAACGCCTTGGGGTTGTTAAATCTATTATTGCTAATATGTTTACAGAGAACGGTGATATTATTAATCTTGAAGAACTTATCTATAATCAAGATACTGGCAATGCCCAAGTTGTCAGTAGAAAACATCGCGTGTTACTATTCAAAGCAAATAATGGACAACCGTACGATTATGAACTTGTATTAGTTTCTCCAACACAGCCTATCCAGTCAGCAGGATTAGAAAAAGAAACCAAAGTTGGTAGTGACAATGATTGGAACAAATATCTTACTATTGAAGGCGGGTGGGTTCAAGATGTTAGCCAAGTGTGGTTCAAACAACCAAGTGGATATGATCTAATAGGATCTATCGCTCCACATCCGTTAGATCCTGCTATCTTATTGGTCACATTCGATCAAGATACTATTCCTACTAATACATTAATTGCTAGTTTGGTTAATGGATTACCTGCTAGAGGAACCATAGATGCTATCATAGACCCTTACAAATTTAATCCATTAAAAACATTTGGTAGTCACGCACAGATTCCATTAGGCACTAGATATCTAATGCTTGATGATGTTAATCCTAGTCCAAATGTTGGTCAAAGTTTTGATAGACAAGGTGATAGTGCTGCTACCGTATACGATGGTCCAGATGCATGGTCAAATAGCACAGTTGAGGGCGATGATCCAGTTATCACTGCAAACTCTATAGTAGAATGGTCCGGAACAAGATGGGCAACTATCTGGGATCCGTTAACTGGTGAAAATCCAACATACATCCAAAATCTAAAAACTGGTATACAATATCGTTGGGATGGTGAGCAATGGCTTAAATCATTCGAAGGCGAATACGCTCCAGGATATTGGGGTTTTAAACTCGATAATTGCTAATTAGTAGTATGCTACAGCGTGCCGGACTACTATTTCTTGCAAAAAACACAAGAAGGATATTGTTAATCTTAGAAGATGCTAAGTGGACAGTTCCTACCTTTCCTCGCACGGCTACTCTCTTAGAAGACGCCCAACAGTTATTAGATCAATACAGTCAAGGACGCATACTGCCAATTGAATTATATCTCAGCGAGGACAGAGGATTTGAATATGGTACGTATGTTTGTTTAGTAGAGGAAGAATTTTTAACCCAATCTGCTAACACGATTGCTTGGAGTAATTTAGATTTTCTTCCTAAACAATTACACAACGGTCTTAAAACTACATTAAATAATGAAATAATAAGAACCAAAATTGATACAATATTGGAGTTAGAAAATGCTACCAAAGATTGAACGAAGTGAAAGATTCCAAGAGGAATATAAAAGTTTTCAAGATAAGATTAATTCTGTTGAAGATGAAAACTATCGAGCAGAATTATCTGGATTACTAAAAGATTTAGTGTTGTCTGTAAGAGCATTAGATGACCAACATACAGAAATTACTGCAAATCAAAGATTTCCAGTAATGATCAATGACCTAAGAGATAAGGTCACCGACATTAGAAAAACCCTAACAAAAAAGTTATTAGTATATTCTAACAAGAACATCCGAGCATAATATTATGCTTGAGCTTCACCCCAACGTAGAACAATGTTGGAAGTGATAGCAGCCCCAGCCGCTTTATACACATTGATAGCCAGTACGTCCGGACCATTTGGGTATGTTCCTCGACCACCCAATGTGGTATTTGTTAATTCTTTCAACTCACCAAGATCTAACTCCGA